CTAAGCCTGCTCGTGTAAAAGCCAGCAGTGAGCAAAAACAAACCGTCTGGGCTAACCGTAACCGCTTGCACCGGCTGTACTGCGGTAGATAGCACGTCGGCCTCTTTTGTAATAGTCCCTGACAAAGGAGGTACTTCTACAGCGCCAAACCCACTGAACGGTCCGGCTGCGGATCCTGCTGCAGCTGCTGATACTGATTCTGATAGTGCTCTTGAGATTGTCATTGCTTATCCTTATAGAGAGTAGCCTAGTATTTTGCTGTTGGTGTTGTCACCTACGAAGAACGCGGACAGGTCATCCGCCACCGCCACCACCGAATGGATGTGGAAGGCCTGATAAGGATCCTACTATACTCACAGTTTTGCCCTCGCTACGCCCTGCCGCTTCTCAAGGGTCCGCATGGTGCCTAAGCCCAGCAGCCCCATCAGGACAGGGTAGAGTAAATCAGTGTTAACCACCGGAAGTGCCGGAGGCTCGTCCATCGTCATTACAACAACAAACGATATGAAGGGGTAGAGAATTGTGGCATAGGCCAAAGCCAACCCACACACCCACATGATGAATGGTCTGGCACCAGATACGAATATGGACCCGCTCTCAGCTTGCCGCTCGTTGACCTTTATCTGGGCCAGGCTCCTCTGCAGGTCCGCGTCCAACTCCGCGAGCTCGCCGCGTTGATGCATCTCCAGCAGGGCCAGCTTAGCTTTATCACGTTCTTCTGGATCCGGCCAGACACGATCAATGATCTTGCCGCCGATCCCGAGTATCGCGTCGAGCCCGATAGTCACTAGTCGAGGCCTAGAACTTCAGCAGCAATCACACTCACATTGGGGCTGGTCGCACCGGAGAGCTTGATGTAGACCGCCATGTTCGCGCCGACCCTGTAGTACTGGTTGTGCCCAGCGTCAAGTGTGGCATCGATATAGGCTACTGAGAAGTCGGAGTCCGCAGAGTTTTCGGACTGGGGGAGAACACCAAGCGACATAGTGCCGCCGCCGATGCTGTCCCCCGCACCGATCATGACGGAGACACCAGCGGCGTTCTCGTCGGTGACCAGCAGTAGTTCGTCAGTCACGTTAGTTGTGACCTTAATTATATTAGATTGCGCCATCGGTCTATCCTCGTTGAATTAAGTATTGTCAAACATTATAGGACTATTTATTACGCTGCGCACCCTCGACGAACGGCTGCAGTACAGTCCCGATCACTTCTCCTACATTCTCTGGGGCTTTCTCATTGCCTTGAAGAGCGGAGTCCAGGTAGTCGAGCGGCCGTGTGACGTTGCCTAGTCCAGGGACCGCGTAGTATGTTCCTGCCACTTTCAAGAAGTTATTCAGCCCCTCTATCGGGGTCACTTCACCTTCTATCGCCCGACCGGCGAAACCTGGGAGCTCCATCGCAGTCCCGACCGCATCATCAATCAGCGTGCTCGGCTTAAACGAGTTCTGGGAGGGCAGCAGATCCCCAAAGATAGGGATAGTCGCGCCCATGAACCCTGTGTACCCGAGACCAGCCCACTTCGCCAGCTTCAGCATGAACTCACCCCCATCCTCGTCATCGCCCCACTGCGGGATGTTCATCGCTATGACCTCAGATATCATCATCGTTAGCAGAGGAGTCAGGACCAGCGCCTCAAACGCTGGCACACTTACTATCCCCGTGCCGCCTTTGGTGTTGCGATACGCCCGCTGGAACACTGAGCTGTTGAACCAAGACCCAAACACCACCAGCATCTTCATGTAGTCAGCTTCATTGGATCTGAATATCTTACCTAGGTGCAGGTCCATACCAGAGCCGATAGTCTCAGCCACACGTACGTCGGCATCGATTATGGCCTTTTGCTCGTCCCCGTGGTTTAGCATGCCCTCTTGATATGTGGCCATCCATGTTGGGTAGGACACAATCATATCTAGCATCACGTGAGGGGTGAACCCGTGCTGGGCAAACTTGTTGGATATCTCCTCATACTTGGAGCCGGTCTCGACGCGCTTCAGCATGTCCGCAGACTCTCGGTTGAGGTGGACCTTCCGGCCTCTCATCTGGGCAGACTTCCGCTCTACAAAATCTCGGTTCTCTTTAAAGTTACCGTGGAAAGAAGTAGCCGCTGACAGGTAGTTGATGGGGCCCATCTCCGCCATCGAGGGGACCACAGAGGCCAACTGCTGAAGCACATTCTTCACGTTGTACGCAAGGTACATCATAGACTTCGCGTACCGCAGCTGCCGCATGATGGCCGCCAGAGTGGTAGACGAATCCGATTCTTTATAATTAGTGGTCAGGCCTTGGATCGACTGCAGTAACGCCTTGTCATACCCCTCGCCCATCTTATCAGCGATCATGGCCCGAACGTCTTTATGGTTAAAGATGTGCTGGAGCTCGACCGCGGTTTTAGCATACGCGACAAAGTGCGCGTTCTCTTCCACTGTCCGGTATATGTTCTGGACCTCGAGCAGAGGTACCCTCCCTCCGGATCCTTTCCTCTCGATCACCGAACCCACCTTGCTGTTGACCACTGAGTTCACGGCGCTAAGAGGATCAGAGTCTAGTCGTAGTTTAGTGTCAGCAGCAGACCCACTGTAGAACAGGCGCATGTGGCCACCACTCATCGCCTTGCCGTTGACGGTGAATGGCATATTTTGCAGCTTTGCAGGTGCCACTCCTTCTCGGTCATGGGCAGCGTTAAATATGTCCGGCATCATGTGGTCGCTGTGCCCCCAGATACCTTGGACCATGTCGAGCTCTTCCTCGGACAAGAAGCTCATCATGCTCTCGACATCTTTATCGGTCACATTGTAGCCCTGTCGTATGGCCTCTCGGCTGGTTTCTGTGCCCCAGTAAACCGTGAGCATGAACCGCTGCCGAGCAGACAGCACCCACTTAGATCCGTCTTCCTTAATCACGGTCTGGCCGGACGTCTTACTGTCGGCTAGCTTCCTGAGATCCTTGCCTGCGAACATATCGTCGAGCACTTTGTAGTACTCTTCGGTCTTGGCCAGCTTGGTGTTCTCCGCGTCTGATATGCGCCGGTAGATGGAGTCAAAGAACGCGCCATCACCTAGGTCTCGGATCATGTTACGCAGAGAAGGCACCAGCATGATCATGTGCTGTCTGCCTGCTCGGCCTTGCTTAGTTTTAGTGCTGAGCCATGGGTTTATCTTAGCTTCCATAGCCTTGATCTTTTCCTCAAGCGCAACACGCTGCGGCGTAGGGGTAGGCCCCATCTGCTCTAGCTTGGCATTCATATCCTCCAGGCCTTGCTCTTTCTTGGACTTCTTCAACCCGAGCTGGGCCAGTAGCCCCTCACGCTCCACAACAAGCTCTGACTTAGATTCGGTTGCGATCTTGCCTCCAACAAACCGCAGATGTTTAAGCTGGTCGTGGACGCTCTGAAGCTCCTCTAATGTCATCTCGTCGAACGATGGAAGTATCTCTGTGCCGGCTTGTAGCCCCGCAATGTTGAGGTCTTTCAAGCTCACATCAACACCGTCTCGTTGCTGGCCCGCGAGCCAGTCCCCGAACTGCCTAGCCCGTGCTACCCGCGCAGGTTGATTAGGTCGGTTACTCGTGTCATATAACCTGGCGAGCCGGCGGATAGACTGAGCGAACTCAGGATCCACTGTGCTGGCCTTGTAGACCCTCTTCTGCATATCCTTAATAAGTTTACGAAACTTACCAGCGTCGGACTGAGCTTTCAGTGCGGCCTTATAGAGGTAGTGGTTAGCGAGCTGCTGCAGTTTGGCTTCGTACGCTTCCTCCATTGTCTTGGCTCTGACAGTGTTCTTGGCAGCACGGACCTCGGCTCGGTAGAACCGGTTCGGTTTAAGCTCAGAATAAGTCATACCGCTAACAGCTTCCGCAGCCTTAGCTTTCAGGAACTCGATGTCCACATCTGGGGTGGACTTGTTGCGCAGCTTAGCCTTAATAGCTTTCAGCTCATCCAGCATCAGCTGTGCCTGCACTTCATTGTGCATAGCATCTCTGGCCTCTTGCTCGATGGACCCGTCGTTCATTATGTCGCCGTACTTAGCGATCATTATCTTCTCGGCCTCAGCATCAGCAGCAGCCTCCAACCCAATAGAATTGTGGATATCGATTACCATCTCACTCAGCGAGTCAAACCCGAGCTCCTCGACCATAGTTGAGGGATCCTCTCCCCCATTCTTGGCCATGAAATTGAGCTTGGAATTAGCAGGCATAGTCTCCAGGCCAAGTGCTTCTAGCACCATCGCTCGGTCTATCTTTATGTCCTTAAGGATCCGAATAGCTTGGTACACCGGAGTCACTTCGAGTGTCTCCCGCTGCTCATCTAATATAGGCTGCTTCTCTTCGTTCCACTCCTTGCTTCTGCGGTACCGGAGCTCTTTCAGCAGCTTCTCGAACAGCGTGGCCTCTGCTTTCTCTACTCGCTCACTTGCTCGTTTCTGGTGTGCCTCCCACTGCTTATCGGTGAACCCCATACCTTCTTGGTTCTTAAAGAACTGCTCGTACTCGGGACCAGCGGCCACACCTGCTATCGCCGCGTCAGTGGCCAGCATCCGGTCAAACACCTCGGTGACTTCCTTAGACAGGGGTAGCCCCAGCTGGCGCATGGACTTGTAGATTCTTCTCAGCCACTGCCTGAAGTAGCTGAACGCCACTTGCAGGTCTCTAGTGGGGGCTTTGCCCTGCCGCAGGTAATCCTCGAACGTGCGGGCAAACAGCTCGTGCTCGTTGCGTGTGATCTTGTCGAATGAATCAACCTTCAGCATCTTAAGGATGGCTTTCTGCTTATCCCCCAGCCCATACTTTCTAGCCAGCTGCTTTTCTGTCTCTAGGAATAGGTGAGACGCCTCGTGCAGAAAAGTGGACTCGTCCGAGGTCTTGCCTAGCCGGATGATTCTCTCATCGTTGGGCAGCATCTCCATCTCACCCCGAGGCTCTGGTGACGCTCCTTTCTTCTGGGCCAGTATCGTGGCCTCATTCGCTCGGCCAGGGTCAAACGCCGCGTGAATAGATCTGATGTCGGCAGGAGAGTAGAGGGCGTGGTTCTTCACCTTGTCATTTCTTTCGCCGGACTCGAACCCCTCGGACACAGTAAAGCCTGAGTACCCTGCCATCTGTAGGGCCTCTTGGATGACCTCGTCGGACTCTACTGTCTGCCAGTCGCCCCTGCGGATGGCGCTTATTCTCCAGCCGATTGAGCCAGGGATGTCTGAGTCGAAGTCAGTGCTGAGGATTTGCTGCATAGCGGCCTCTAGCCGGCTAGTGTCTTCTCGGGTGATACTCTCATGGTCTAGGATATCTACGTCTTTAATTAGTACGGGGTACACTGTCGGGGTCGGCTGGCCCCCTTCCTCTAGGTCATCAGCGTAAGGGTTTATGAGTCCAGCGTAGTCGGTAGCGAACTCTGGGTCAGCTGACACGAATATGAAGGGTCTGCCCATTCCCTCGTAGTCTGGGATAAATGCCACAATCGTATTGGTTTGGCTGCCGTGGTAGAAGATCTGCTTGATGTTAAAGCCCATAGACTCAGCTCTGGCCATTCTAGCCTCGAAGGTCATACCTTCTGGGCCAAACTTCTGCAGAGCTCTGGCATACTCGATGCCCTCAGCTATGTTATCGCCTTGGTACCCAGTAGCGTCTCGGATCAGGCCCAGAGCTTCCTGAGCTTGGGCTAGGTCAATGTCCTCAATTTCCTCGACCGCTATGGTGGGGATCACGTCTGGGAGCATTAACTCAATTTGAGCGACTAGGTCATCAAAGGACTGATTCTGGAATAGAACTTGGTTGGAAACAACTGACAGCCCTTTTCTAGCTGCCCGTTCTTGTGTTGTTCCTAGGTCAAACACCTCGTCGATCACGTTCAGAACCTCGGAGATGCTCATGTCCGTGGGGTACTTAGCGGTGCCTACAATCTCTTTGCGATACTTTTGGTACTCGTCCGGATCTCTGAGCGCACGAATGTCTAGCTTACTGGTTATAAGCGTGAACGCCGCTTCTCTGGACCGCTTCTCGGTCGCGGTGGTTCTGTCTTCCGCGACCAGCATTGCCTTGACCGCGAACGGGTCCGAGACCAACGTGTCGTAGGCTTCGCCCTCTGCGCGGGATGCGTCATTAAACTCTTCAACGGTATTGAACCCAGCTTTCTTAGCGAAGAACTCGCTGAGCGGGTCAGAACCAGTGACATCTAGATCACCTTCAGCCCGCATTATGGTCTCCACGTCAGTGGACCCTAGATATGAGATGCTGTCCTGGTTTAGGACAATCTTACCTCGTCTGGAAGCTGTTGCTCTAACTCCTCCGTCCACGGCACTGGCTGCCCCGTCGGGTACGCCATCTCCAGGTATGCCTCCCTTGTAACTGGAATCTGGTATACTCGCATCATTTCCAACAGTGGATCCGACCCAGGTTGGTCGGTTAATTTTGCCGGCATGTTCATTGACTAACTCCTGTGCTTTCTTCTGTGTGATTTTCCCATCGCGGTACTTTTTCCAGATGGCTCTTACTTCTAACTGGTTCTCGGAGACCTGGATCTCTTTTCTCTTACCGCCGTCCATTTTAAAGTTGCCGGTGCCCACCTTACGAGCAGCTTTGTACCGAGCCGTGAATAGCCCCCGCGCAGCCTCCCAAGTAATAGACTGCATCTGGCGAGGCTGAAGACCCCTTGCCAGAGCGGCTCTCCGGTACGCTTCCGCGTATAAACCGTACGTGCCTTTTGTACCAGTGAATTTAGTGGAGCTAGATCCAGCGCCCCCAAAGTTTTGCACCACTTCGAGGTCCTCACCAGCCAAAGGGACCAGCAATGCCGCAGCCACAGCGTGTGTATCTATCGTGACACTTGTGTTGTCCAGCAGTGGGTTTATTATGTTGTTGTAAAAGTTGCGGACCTTATGCTGGTCCCCGATCTGGTTGCTGATGTTATCTTCTGTTGGGTTCTCTAGGGCACTCACAGCTTTAGCGATCGTAGGAACTGAGCTCCACTGGATGGCAGTCTTGGCTCCTTTCTGGGTGAGCATCACCTCTTTGAAGTCGCCCTCTGGAGATACAATCCGGTGCTCTTGCGAGTTGTGGGCCTCGTCATATATACGGATCCACATGGCTCGCTCTGCGGTCAGATTCATCTCGCTTAGCTTCTTGCCCTTTATAAAGGCCAGCGGCTTCTTGAACTTGGCGCCCCCAAAGATACGGTTTGCGGTCCGCGTCATCTGTGGAGACCACTCCGTGTTCTGGTGGTCAGTGTAGATATCTACGATCCGCTCACCGAGAGATACGTTCATGTACCAATCTTTCTGCGGGGACATTGCGGCCATCACGCCTGCAACAGCCTCTGGACTGTGGCCGTATCGTTCAGAGAGTCTGTCTGTTATAGCTCTAGCACCCTCGTACCACATGGTGGACCGTTGCCGGTCGGCTTCGTCAGTGTTGTCGTGCAGCCACAGTAGGTTGTCCACCATGTGCTGGACAAACCGTTCGGCCTGCTTCTCTGGAGTGTCGGCTGATTTTATAGGCCGGTAGTTGTTGTATGCCGTGACCACCTCAATGTTCTTCTGGAAAGTTTTATCTACCCGCTTTTGAGTTTCCTCAGGGAAGTCTATGCCCTCGCCTTTCATGGCTTGGAGCCCGACAACTAGCGGCGTAGCACGGAAGTCTTCCACGGCTTGGGGGCCGCCAGGTGTGCGAGTAGATAAACTTTTAGGGAGGCTGGCTTGCTCTAGGGTCTGGGTGGCGTTAGCGATCATCGCGTCCCGCTGGCCCTGAACCTGCTCTATTCGGTCTTGTACAGCGTTGAGCTCGGCCTCTCGCTTCCCGAGACCTTTGCTCCGGTAGTAAGAGACAAGCGTGTCGAGGCCTGAAGTGTCAAAGCCTTCCAGCGCGTCTTTGTAGTCCAGAAGACATTTATTCAGGCTCATAGTTAGCTGTACTCAGCCACCAGTATCGAGACAGCTGCTGATGCTCCGCTGCACGTGCCGAAGAGCTCCATGTTGACCCCGATGGTGTATGTGGCGGTCCCGCCAGCTCCTAAGTCCGTGCTTAGCGTTTCAATGACGCCGGTGCTCTCAGATGGTCTGGTGCCGATAGTGAGAGTGCCGCTGTCCAGATCAGACGCAGCCCGCACCACTATAGAAAACCCAGCGTGACCCGCCGGAACTATCCCAAGGGATGTGGTAGTCGTGCCAGTTAAAGTTATTTCCCGAGCCATGTCGTTCTCCTAATTAAGTTTGGATAATATCACAGGTACTACACTACGCACCTCTGGTGCAGTTGAGAAGTCTGTTGAGTGCGTCTAGCTCGGCATCGACCGTGTCAATACCCTCGACTTCGATCTCAGAGTCTTGGAACAAGAAGTCGTTAGGGTCCCCGTAGGTAGGGTTCTTCACGAGTGTAAGGGGCCCGACCTGCAGCACCTCCGCACCCGCCACCACCGGTTCCATCGTGGCTCGGTTGTAGAAATAACTGTGCCGCTCAGGATCGTACCCGACCTGGACCCACGCAGGGTCATCTATCGCAGCTCTGGCCATCTCGACCGACTCCTCTACACTTATGTTTTTCCACGCGCCTTTGACCACAGCGATAGTGCTCTTGGCCTTACCGGTTGCAATCTTCATCGACATAGGCTCGTGCGCACCGAGTGTGGCTTCTGTCACCAGAGCCACGCTCTCGTACCCTACTGACTTACCAGCTTTAAAACCGGCGCCAGGTTCATGGATGGACACAGCCCAGACCCCGTGGTCTCGGTAGGCGGGGATATCTAATCGAACCCCAACCTTGTGGCCCTCTTCGAGTGTCTTGGCCGGAGCGCCCACTTTATCGGTTTTATTCTTAGTCAAAGCCGAGCTTATCTCTTCGAGACTATTCGGCACCGGTGGCTCGTCGTACGGCGTCACGGGCTTATATTCGTTCACCAACCTGGAGTACTCAGCTGTCGTCATCTCGCCAGACTCCACTTTCTTAGCGGCCTCGGTGAGCTCCGGTATGCGCTGGGTGACCTCTTTAAAGTACATGTCTATACGAGGGTTAGCGTGCTGGATCCGGACTTTCTTAGAGGTCTTGGGCTTAACCGAAATTGACTCGATCTGCTCAGGTGTAGCATCCGCAGACACCACACCGGCCTCAGTTATTGCGGCTGCAATAGCTTCGTCCGTCACCCTCGGCGCTTCTTGCTCCGGTGCCGACAGCGATAACCCGTACTGGGCATTGACCTGGTCCATTATCTCAGCGACCGGAGTCCCTTTGTCCAGCCTGCGCTTAACAAAGTTTTGCACTTTCTTGCGGTCTGCCGCTGGCACAGCATCAGTGATCTGAGACCTCAGTGTGTCCGCCGTCATCTCAGCGACTGGCTCTGGTGTTGGTTCCGGAGCAGCCTCAACTTCTGGGGCTGCTTGGCCCTCTTCGATTGGGGCCTCGACAGCCGGATCTGCCATCTCTTCCTGTGCGCCATCCTCCACAATCTCAACCGTGGTGTCGGTCTGGGGCCCAATTTCAGCCGCGTTCTCTATCTCGGGTGGTGGCACGTAGGGTTTAGCAGGGGGCTTCGCGTTCTTGGCCGGCTCCACTTTAAAGTTCATTAGGTCGTAGACTTCACGAACCGTGACGTCTTGGCCTCGACCGCGCAGGTCCGCCACAGTGCTGGTCACGTAGGCGGGGATTATTGCTGCTGATATCTTAGCGGACGCCGCAGAGAGCCGACCTGACGCCACCAGCTGGGCCGCGACTTCCTCGTGGATTTCGTCGGCCTCAGTCTTAGTTGCAGTCTCGGTCTTGGCCAGGTTCATTAGCCGTTCGATGCGGGTGGTGTCTCGGTTCTGTATCTCGCTCTGGGTTTGGGCGTCGGGGCTCCGCTTCATGTGGGGCCGAAGGCGCTCAGTTAGGTTTGAGTCGCTCACAACATCCATCGCAAAGTCTTCAACGCTCAGCGACACATCTGTGCCGGCATCGAGTTGAGCCTGGAGGTAGTCGGGGATAGTGAACCCTTCGTCTACCGCAGCCCGTACTGCCTCTGGGGTCAGGTACACTTTATCGTTTGGGTCCATGCCTTTGAAGAAACCGCGGGCCACATCTGGGGCCTCTTGGTTCAGCTTCATGTTCTGAATGGAATATATCATGCCGTCGAGAGACTGCTGCTCACCCACAGTTTTTATGTCGTCGCTCATGCGCTGCTGGATCGAGTAGCTAACCGCATCCAGTGGGAGCGACGCGCCTCTCATGGCTGCACCCATTGGGCCACCGGCCACCATGCCTGCCGCACCTCTATCCAGCTGCTCTAACAGCTTGACGCGGTTAGGAGTGCTGTAGGCGTACTTGGTGCCCATGGTCTCGCCGATGTATTCGACTTGCTCTTGTAGAAATTCCGTTGCACCCTCTCGGGCCGTTGCTTTACCTATCTCTCTACCGGCGTGGCCCCAAGTGAGTTTCCCCACCTTGCCTTTAGTCATCAGCCCGAGGGCCCCCTTAGCAGACCACCGGTCTATCAAGGTGACGGCCACAGCTGTTGGCATACCTCTAATTACGTCCGCGGCCGAGGCTGAGTCTCTCCCATCCCGCTCCGCTATGGCATTACCTGTCTCGTTGGACTTGCTGGCTAAGTAGAGAGGCAGGGATAACATCATGCCGCCGATGTCCACCATCGACATTGCGCCTGTCTCCATCACGTATCCGGCCAGGTTTGCCACGGTCGGCTCGTCTTTGAAGTCTTCCCAGTTGTACTGGCTCTCATACCCCAGCCCACCTTCAGCGATAGCCGTGCCAACTCCTCTGACTTTATCGGAAAAGTTTAAGCTGTCCCGCTCGGCTAGCCCTAGGGTCTCTATTATTTGTTCATAACCGTCGATGGAGTGCGACGCAAACTGAATGAGGTTACCAGTCAGGCTGTTCGTACGCTCGCCCATGCCGAGGCCTACGTTCTTCCAGTAGCCCTCCTTGCGCCTCTGAGCTCTCTCAAAGGCCTTCATCTGCTCCATGTCATCAATAGACATACGAGCCTGAGCAGGATCCGACATCCACTCAGCAACAGCCGGAGTGTCAGCCAAGTCGGCCACGGGGTTAGGGCTTGGTGTGGTCGCTAGGGACTGGGCCCTGTCGATATCTGTTTCTGCAACAGACGCAGGAATGCCGGTCTCGTATTGGACCTGCTGGGCTTTTCTAGCTGCGGAAGGGTCCACGCCAGGTTGTGACGCGAGACCTATCGACGTGGTGAGCTGCCGCTTTCTGCGCTCGTCTTTCCACTTTCTGGCTTCGGCCCGTTCTTCTGGAGTTAATGGCATTAGGGTGTGAAATCCTCGGCATCTGAGTACTCAGAGAACAGCTCAACAATATACCTCCCATCCATACCTCGCCCATTCGCCCTAGCTTCGGACTCGGCTTTCTCGTACGCTGGTGGATCTATGCTCTGCAGGTAGCTTCGAGCTTCCCCCTGTTCGGTTGGGCTCATGCTATCCCACAGTTTAAATGCTTTAGGTTCCGTGCCGATTATTTTCTCTTTAGTCGGGACGAACAAGAATATCTCGTTGATAGCGTCACCTTGTTCGGGGCCGGTCGGGTCTCTCCCGTTGATGGCCCTGAAGTCATAGACATACCGCTCAAACTTGCGCCGGTACTGCGACAATAGTTCAGGGTCGTTATCTCCCATAGTCACTTCCCGTACCTTATCTTGAATCATTTGAGTGCCTGTAAATATGGGGTCATTCTCTAGCGCGTCGTTGGACTCCAGTGACGACTGGTTCCACATACCAAAGTCCTCGTCACTTAACTGAGACGATATCTCATGAAAGTATCGCCTAAGCTCCCGAGGAGTGGAGTTTGCGTACAGCCACTGCAGGTTCTCTTCCACCAGCCTAGGTGTCTTAGGGTTCTGATCGAGAGCGTAGTTGCGCTCCGCCTCTTTCATGTTGTTAACAATACTGGGATCCATCTGCTTAAGAATGTCGGGTGGGATGTCTTGCACGGAGCCGCCATCTAGCCGGATGCCGTTGAAGTAGGTCTGGTGGTACTCCTCTTGCTGGGCATCCACTATTTTCTTGTCTCTGGCCATCTTAACCTCGAACCTAGACTCGGTAGCGATCATCTCCTGCGGGTCGGTCACGTTCTTTTGTATCCAATCCCAGCCCTCCTCAGGCGACATGCCGTCGAGGGACTGTACGTTGCGCACAGCTTTACCTTGCAGAGTCTGCTCCTCCGCCACTCGTAGTATTTTAGCTCTAGCATCGCTGGGTAGGAATTTAGCCCAGTCCTCGTTGAGCGCGTCCACACGCTGCTCAGGTGGCATCATCTCCAGCTTTGCTGTGGCCGCATCGTTGCGCCATGATATTTTCAGGCGCTCAGCTTCCTCAGAATCTAGCCAGTCCATCCCCACTGAGCTGTCTATGAGATCGTTGGCGGCGTTCTGCGCATCTATCAGGCTGCCAGTCAGGCCGGCCTCCCGAATGCTGTCCAGTCGTTCTGAGACGTACCCGCGCTGGTAGTCTCGCTCCACTGTTCTGGCGAAGTTAGAGATGCGCTCTTGGCCCTGAGTGAACGTCACTCTGGCCTCGTCTTCAAACATCTGACGGGCCATAGGATCCGTTATCATCGATGCGGCTTCGGTAAGGCTGGTCCCCAAATTGTTGGAGTACCGTTCGCCCATCGAAGCGTAGTCTTCGTCACCGTCGTAAGCATTGTCCTCTTTGGCTTTGGCTGTTAGAAACTCAGCTCTGGCCTGGGACATTTCGTACTTAGTCCGGCGGTCTTTTATATCAGCCCCGATAGCACCCACAGTGGCCCCGACCTCCTGCATGCCTCGGCCTATGGCTCGATCATCGACAACAGCAATGCTCTGCTGGTCGTTGACCACAGTCCGGTTTATGTCGGTAGCTCTAGGTAATTGAGGCATTAGATGGGCCTCCGCATGATGCTACTGCCTCGCGGCGTAGCTGCGAATGAGCGGGTGAACGGCACGGCTCTCGACCACGACGGTGTAGACTCCAGTATCTTGCCTGGGTTCTTGTTCTTGAACTGGCTGAACCCACCATCCTTATTGAAACTGGCGATGCCTCCCAACGCAGTCGCGGCCGCACCCATGTACGCCCCACGCTGCTGGGCTCTACCTTGTGCTTTAGCTGCAGCGCCTTGGCGCTCCATGTCGATGGCCTGCTGGTCAGTCTCGTATAGAGCGGCGAGCTCGTTGTACTTGCCCACACCCCCTTGTCGCGCTATTTGTCTAGCCGCAGCACCGTCACTCCCCGAGAATCCGGATCCGGCCTGTATGGCCTCGGTATCAGACATCATCCTCGCGGTCTGTCGTTCGATCTCTTCAGCTTGTCGTTTGCCTTCTTGCCGCTTTCGACGGGCATTCTCCCGCTGCTGCGCATTGACGGACTCGCCTTGTTTCCTAGCTGACTTTCCCTCTTGGACTTTTCCAAGGACGCTGAAAGCCGTTGAGGCTAATGGTATGGCTGCTGTTGCCATCGGTAGATGTCCCCTTGAATAGTTGTCATATAGTACTCGAAACCTATCTTGCGCAACACTCTGGGCGCATTATTCTCTTCTGGGTCGGCCACGGCGTACACCACTTCGTAGTGCTGCTGCAAGAATGCGTCGAAAGATTTAATCACTCGCATGATGTCTCTCGGGTGGTCCCGCATGGCTGGAGTAAGGTTGGCGAACGCATACGGGGGACTCGTGTGAATTACCCCCGCTACCGCCACTGCCTTGCCTCCCACTTCGGCGACCACAGCTCTAATGCTTTTACCAAACGAATTGAGATCCAGGTTAGTTAGGTCTTCCGCTTCCATCGGTCGGATCATCAATGTCCTCTACCTCGTATGTTATTGCCAGCATTGTGGCTGGCCCAGTTGTTTGCACCGTCACCCGCGAGTCCGTGTCGTACGTCCCATCAAACTCAAATGACATTTCATCATAGTCTACCAGCTGCCACGACCTTTGGTCAGCGACATATAGAAAACCATCTGGATCAGTATTAGATCCGGCGAACACTTGGTTGGCCGAGAAAGTCCGAATCGCCTGAAGGCCCGCAAACCCAGTGTACTCCGCAAGGACTGTTGGTGTATCGATAGAGGTGTACGAAACAACGCACCCTGTTGTGCCACCCGCGAACCACAAGTACGGCGCATACGCAGACATGTCCCTCATTCCCTGCAGCTTTGTCGCAGTGACTGACCCGAGAAGTGTCGGAACCAAGGCGTCGTCCGCTAGACTGTAGATATTCAAAGTCCCTGCAGTGGGATCCAGAACAAACATGTTGGATCCGTCCACAAGGCAGTACTCGGCCGCACCTAGCCCAGTCCCGAAGACAGTAACATCCATATCAGCTGGGTTGCTCTTGTCCACGATATGGACCCGCTCTTCCCACGCGATATACAAGTACTGCCCTCTTGACCCAATCATCTCTGGCGCCACAGGGTCACCTGTTGTCACTAGCGCCAAGCTGGACTCGACCGCTAGTGACGCGGGGTCGCTGATGTTTATAGCGGACACAGAGCCTGCGAGGGCGTGCCCGACCGTGTATAGAAAAGGGGAGTCTATCCACATCCCTCTTGGTACGGGCACGTCGGGTATGCCAGCACTGGCGCCCTCTAGGTAGTCCACCTGCACAGGTGAGGTGATGTCAGTGATATCCACTGCCGCGATGCCCCTCTTCACCGTAGCCACTGTGCTGGTCCTAGTGAGGAAAAAAGCGAACGAGCTGTCCTGCTTGCACCGGTATGAGAAGAGATGGTCTCCGGATGTTCCTGTCGCGAGGAGAGCGGTGGAACCCGCGACGAACATCGCGCTAGGGGAGGTCACGTCTATAATCTGAGCCGGCCCTCCTCCCGATGATATCTCGTTGTCGGCCTCGTTGGTCTGGGTCCATGTGTCCCCTGCGATGTCGTACACCCACAGGTCTTTGACCGCGAACGGTGGAGCTGGGGATACTCCAGTCGTCTGATCGAGAGATCCTGTCTTTACAAAAATACTCTCGCCGTCTGTCCAGACCGCTGACTCCGACCTGTTGAATGGAACTGTGGTGTCGGTGTAGTCAGATAGGTCCGTCAGCGTTGACCACGTGTTGGTAGCGATGTCGTACTCGTTGAGCGTCCGCTGTGGGAAAAACCCGAACTGGGGTACCGTCCCCCCAAATGTGTACAGCTTCCCATTACCAGGTGCCACCATGCTCCGGAGTGCGCTTCGGGATAGCCCCGCAGTGCTTAACGCGCTCCACGTGTTAGTCCCGATGTTATACTCAAAGAATGACAGGATGACTTGGTTAGTAACCATGTCCGCTCCCTCTAACATGTAAAATTTACCTGCGCCGGCGCCAGTCTTCGGCAGTGCCGTTGAGGGGGAACGCTTGAGCGTAGGGGGTGATACGGGAGTTAACGTGGACCACGTGTCCGTGGCGATATCGTACGCATAGAACCCTCCCGTGCTCGTGCTTTGCTGAGCCCCGTACAGGTAAACTTTACCGTTATAGGTTTGTATGTCGGACTTGAAAATACCGGTAGTAGGGGCATTGGCTAAGGTAGACCAAGTCCCCGCGCCGATGTCGTACCTGGTGAAGTTAGGAGTGAGGTTGGTGTAGGCGTACAGGTACTCATCAACCACGTTGTCGTATGCCAGCGAGGGGTACCCCGCACCGCCCCCTGGCATGTCGTCGAAGTCAAAAGCAGTGACCGATGCGACGCTGGGATTCACTTGAATTAAATTTTGCATATTACCGTTCGAGTCGGTGTTGCCGCCCACTACCCAGTTCACGCCGCCGCTGGATATTGGCCCGCCCACGTTCACTGCAGCTTGTTGCCGGCGAGACTCGTCGGTGAACGCGGTCGAATTGGTGGCGCAGAGAAGGTAAGAACCTGGCCCGTCGTACTGCTCCATGCCATTGATCGTTAAACCACCCGTGAGACTCCCCACGATAGTAGGCTCTGGCTCAGTGGTAGGTGCCCTTGGTCGGCCCTCGTCGATGTCTGGCATCGGTTGCAGCCGGTTCACGTCTGACCCGTACAGTAAATTCCTAAGCGCGACGGACCGCATGACTAGCCCTATCTGGACTACCCGCTTGCGGTAATTGAGGACCGTTTTTTCTACATACCGGCTCAGCCTGTTGCTGGTCCATGTGGCAGTCGGGCGAAGCCCCACCACGACATCGGTCCATCCGGATGAAGCTAATGTGATCTGGCCGCTCGAAACTGTTGCGGCTCCTTTCTCCACCCCATCGGCCCAGACGTAGACGTCCAGCCCCTCTAGGTGGTCTAGACCGTCGAAAGTCCCCCCAGGGGAGCGTTTGTACACGTGTGAGTCGTAGTGCCTAGAGTCGGTCTCTCCGCGGCTTTGAGAAAACTTAGCGAGGCGCTCTATGTACCGGACGCCGTCCCGCTCCACCACCATATATATCTCATCCTCAGCAGCAGTCGGAGCTGATGTTATATCCTCCACGGTCCCGCCCCCGCCTAGGGTTATCCTAGACCACGCGGTCACATCTTCAACATTATCAAACAGTAGGACTCGTAGCTCACCGTTAGTCAGCAAGCAGTACATCCTCGGCTCTGGCTCGCTCGAGTAGATTAACTTCTTTATGCCTGGGGCGCAGATGTCTGGGTGTAGGATTGTAGTGTCGTTAGCAGATATCTGCTCACCCTTCAGGCCGCTGAGTGCAAATAGTTTAAGCAGGCTGCGGTTAACAAAATAAACAATCTGATCCACGACAGCCGGACGGACCTCAGCGGACCCCTTGTTGGTTCCTCGCTTGACGTTCGCGTTGTTTGCGTTCAGCGGGTTGAAATCACCATTGGACTTCACCTGCACCTCTTCTGAGCTAAGGCCCAACAGCAGCACGTCGCCGCCTAGGAGCCACGCTACGTCTTGAACAGGCCCAAAGCCTATGGTCTTAACAATAGATGCGGAGTTGCCCTCTAGGAGCTCATCAAACGACGTGTAAAGGTCTGAGACAGATCCGTACAGCCTAGCTCCACCAGCCAGCCAGAGCCGGCCTTCGTACACCTCAACAGCTGTAGGGGATGGTAGGTACGGCGCGAATAATCCTTCCCACCACTCTTTGACTGCACCGGTCCCACCGAAAGACTCAAGCACTCGGGCATTAGCCACCGTCGGAGAGACCACGGACATGACTTGCGCCTTCCCATAAACATCCCCGTGTAGCAGCTGGTATGTTTTCAGCACTGATTTAGTAGTGTCAAATATGGCGGAGCTGGCAGTCAGTGTGATGTTCCCATTCACAGCTGACGGCGCCAGAGTAGTGGAGGTCACATTGATATTGCCGAATGGCCCATCTGTTATATCTGGCAGCTCAAAGGACCAGGACTTCTGCCCTAGTCTTTTTATAATCCAGAAGGGCCAGCTGAACCCGTTTATCTCGTACCCACCGTCGACTATGAACATCACGTCGTTGATCTGGGTGTACCGCAAGGTGTCTAAGGTGATCGCGGTGGTTGTAGTATCTGTGGCCATATTGCCGGTAAGAGTTAACTCACCCACCCCGTCATACGCGATGTTGTCTACAAACGCGGCGTACCCCGCGAAGTTAGAAAGAGTGAGAGTGGTGTCGGATCCGTCAGAAGTCCAAGTGAGGAGGTGCACCCCAAACCCTAAGTACCCCTCGAATATGTCCGACGTAAGGGCTCCGCCTGTGCCGAGCTGGCAAAGTATGGGGGACTCGGATACTTCTATCCTTAGTGTCCTCTCGCCTGCTGAGCAGGTAAGGGTCTGATAGGCTCTTCCCCAGTCCCCATCACCTGGCCCGCCCTGAATAAGCATCCTCTGGGTGGTTGGCTCGTGAGCTATTCCTTCCGCTCCGGATCCAGTTGACGCATCGGTCCAGCCGGTTATGTTTGAGGCAAAAGCACCGTTGGTGATAGTGTCCGTCGTGGCTGTCACCTGAGCTAATATCCCATTGATCCAGAACCGGACAGACTCCACACTTGGATTAGCTGTGGACTGAGAGAACTCTAGGATCGTAGGGACCGTGCCATCATCTACGAATGGCATTAAGAAGTGCGCTCCGTTCACTTTGGCTGTGCCCAAGAACTCGGTCCCAGGCCGAGTGCGCATCGTACCAACACGGGCAGGCATCCAGTTGTCCACCAGAGTCGCAGAGTTGTTTACGCGCTCGATGTCGTCGCGGGCCATGACGCCTTCATCGACTTCACCACGGTTGAATTTATTAGTATAGGTGCGGCTCATTCTCTATGGCCTCTGATATCGTCTGGTCGGCCACGTGCTTCTGGCCCTTGTCCAGCTCCCCTCGGCAATGACTTGAGGTGGGTTGCGCTGGGCATCGGTGCTGAACGCCTCTCCTTTGTATTCTTGGTACTTAAACTCGGCATTCTTCATATCTGCGTTCGGGAGGTGCGCACAAGCTCTGGCCAGCTCAGCTGCCACTAGGTTGTAAATGTAAGTGGGCCAAGTACTCGGCGTTGTCGTTTGCTCGTTTGATAGATACCGGATGTACAGAGTTGTGGCGTCAGTCTCGAAGTACCCGCCCTCTCTCGCGTAGTTGACTGGGTATCGGAAGTACTCATCAGCAGACAACTTGTCGATGCGAATCATATCGGCTGGCACAGCGTACGAGTAATCGAACCCCACTGTCGGGGTCTCGGCTCCATCTGGTGCCAGTTCCGCGGTCTTGTACAAGAACCCCCAAGATATCAGCTCGAACACGGTCTCCACGGCCTTGTTGTCAAGGGCGTAATCCAGAGCAACTTTGCGCTCAGATTCGTCAGTGTTGGACACCAACTGGGGAAGCCTCAGCATCTGCAGGGCCTTGTTGTACAAAGCTCGGTAGGTGTCGTCCAGTGTCCGTGTGCCGGATATTGGTCGCATCGATGGTTCTTTAGCGCCATCTACTTGGACCGCCAGTCCCACGCGCTCTTTAAGAGCCTCAGCTATGTTTTGGGCAGGAAGCCTCTCGACGTACCGATACGCCAGCTCGTTGGCGATGTAGGCCGACATGGCTTTCTTAAATAACGGGGACCACGCGGACTCAGCAGTCGTTCCGATGATGTACCGGATATACGCGGTGGCGTAGCCGTCGATAGCGATCTTGTCATCTTCTAGAAAGTACCGAGTGATAGGAACTTCTAGGTTCTCGTCTGACCACAGCTCGCAGATGTTCTTAAAATCCGCGGGCAGGTCGAACACATTGTCGTACCCGTGGATAGCCGAAGGGCTGCCGCCGGTTAGAGATACGACCCGAGTGGCAAACTTCGGTTTGATGGTCTCGAGAAGGTCATCCTCGGCCAGTGCGTACACTGAATCCATTGCCAGCCTAAGTGCGGATCCATCGTCCCCGTGCCTAAACTCTGGCTGGGCCAGCATAGCTGCTGCGGAGTTGTATATCTGCAGCTGCTCGGCTGACAGGCTTGCGGCCGGTGCCTGCGGCAGAGGTGCATTCTCTTTAATGCCTTCACGTTGGATAGACTTCTCTGTCGCAACGGTAACCATCTCGGCTATGCCGGCCTCTCCTTCTGGGGAGAACCGCTTAGCAATAAGCAGCGCGATACGCAGAGATACTACTTCTCGGAATGATGGGGTCCAAACGGACTCAGCCACATCGTTGGATATATACCGGATCCACAAATTAGTTGGGATATCTGTCGCCACCGTTCGGGCTTCTATGACGTATCGGTCTACTGGGTTCTGGAAATCTTCGTCAGAGAAGAAAGAACCGTTGGCCCCGTGCACGCCTTGGTCACCCAGAGTGGATAAATAGTCGGAGGGAAGCGTATACACGCTGTCTAAACCGTGGACTGAGCTGGTAGCTGGCGTCCCTAGCCTCGCACTAAGGACCGCAAACCGAGGCTTGACCTCTTCCAAGCTGGCTTCGACCGCGATGGTATAGATCGAATCCATTGCCAGTCGTAGGCTGGACCCGTTGTTCACGCTTCTAAACTCAGGTCGGCCTAACGCTGCGGCAGCCTGATTGTAGATTGTCAGCTGGTCCGCCGACAAGCTCGCGGCCGGTGCCTGAGGAATCACGTCATTTTCTTTGACGCCCTCAAGCTCGATGCACTTGGCCAGCGCAGATTGATACGCGGCCTCAGCTATCTCGATCCGGCTAGGGTTTAACCGACTGGCGGTCTCTCTGGCTAAGTACGCCGAAACAAGTCTGGCGAACGTAGGCGTCCAAGAAGAGAGCGGTCGGGATTTTGAGATGTACCGGATCCAGAGGTTCGTTGCCACATCAGTGGCGACTGTCCGGTTCTCGATGATGTATCGGTCTACTGGGTTCTGGAAATCTTCGTCAGAGAAGAAAGACCCATTAGAGCCGTGCAGACCTGCTTCCCCGAGGGTGGAGATGTAGTCTGACGGAAGGCTATACACGCTGTCTAGGCCGTGGACGGTGCTGGCTGCTGGACTGGCCAGCTTGGCACTATTCACGGAGAATCTAGGTTTAGCCACCTCCAAGCAGTGCTCCACAAGGTCGAGCTCGTACGCCTGGTCGAGCACGTACCGAGGTTCTCGATCCTCCGTAGGGTTTGATAACCTTCGCTCGCCTAGTATTTGGAGAGCGTTGTTGTATATCAGTAGCTTGGAGGCGGCCATAGTTTACCTATCTATTGAGAACAGCTAGATGTTCGTCTAGCTTCTTGTACGCCTCCCCCTGTGTCGGGATCAGCTCTTGCACGACTGTGCCGTCAGTGTTGTCGATAATACACCACTTTTTCACACCGCGCTGCTTGACTTCAAACTTACCCAGTCCGGCCCGCTCTTCGTAGCTGACTTTCTCTAGCTCGGTGAAGTTTATTATTTCTACCATCGCTTTGTTGGCGTGCCTGAACGTGACTATCAAGTGCGCCACCCATGCTCCGTCCTCAGCGATAGCTCGTATCTCGTTGTACATTTGCAACTGGCTGGCCACGTGATCCCACATCTCGGCCTTGACCAAGTCCTTCTTGCCCATACCCGCTGGGATAGTGGCGTGGAATGTACGGTAGTGGTGGACGGCCAGTCCAAATTCCCCAGGTTTAACTGGGATGAGTTCTCGCGTTTTCTTCTCTTCTGTGTCAGCCATTTCGGCCTCCTATTATTTCGTGGGGTTATAAAAAAAGCCCCTGCCGCGTTTTGGCAGCAGAGGCTTTCTCAAGGGGTCTTGCTCACTGGGTTACTTTAAACTGAGCTTAAAGCAACTGCACCAGTGTTCACTATGATGGTGCCGTTACCGGCGTCATCAAAGAGCACTACCAACTTCTCGTTTACGGCGTTAAGAGTGGCGGTGTTATTAGTACCGTCAAACGTGCCGGAAGTTAAAGTCAGCGTGTGACCGGCCGTGCCTGATCCAGTCTGTTCGACTGTGAATAGGCCCGCATGTAGCCCAGCTTCTGCAATAGTAGCTGTCACCTGCGTGGCTTGGCTGATCGTCACAGTCTGGATACCAGGTGTAACGACGGCCGCGCCGGCTGTGCCAAGGTTCTGCGAACCGCCAGAGATGCTTGCGGCACCACCGGTTGTAACTGCAGATACAAACGACATTGTGGTTCCGCCGGTAGTGCTGTTGGTAACGTAAATCACGTCACCAACTTTCATACCGAGGTCATCACCATTGGAGAAGTAGCCGGCTACACCGACGACCGCAATGCTGTCCTCAGAAACATAAGACCATACGGCTCGGCCGTTTGATCCATTCTTCTGGGCGATTAAGCCTGGGGCTGTGCTAGTAGAATATGCCATTAGGTTCACCTACTCCTTATGAGAACGCAGAATCGTCATGTAGCATTTTCACTACACCACTGTTCTGTAGCAGCTTGCTGCCCATGAATGTTGAGCAACGGGCCCATGACTTGTCGTTCTTGTCATCGTAGCCTACTGCCGTGTTTAGGTTGGTCGTGTCGCATGCGTGACCGATTGCGTTCATGGAGTACATGAAGCAAGTCGCGCTATTAGTTCCAGCTCCTGGAAGTGCGGGATCCACGATCCAGTTCACGCCATACCAGCTGAACGCCTTGTCTTTAGGGACACTGTCCCAACCAGGCATCTGGACGTAATCAGCGGAAGTGAACTGAGGGAAAGACATCAAGTACGCATGGAACGCTGGAGTAATCAGCGCATACATTGGCGCGTCCATATCAGCGAAGGCATTGCCTAACTTGGTCTTAGCTTTAGATATTAGCGGGATAGTAGCCGGAGCTGCTGTGCCCCAAGTAACAGTCGCTAGTCCAAGAGCGTTGTGGATGTCTTCATCGATCTTACGATTGATGACATTCATACAAGTCTCTTGCATGAGTCTACGGCCGTCACCTTGAGACGCATAGATGTTGAAGCGCGTGCGCTCAGGAACATCATGCCATTCTTGCAAGGTTGCGGTGTACTGGTTCAGGTTATCCGGACGTGTTGGAAGGTCTCCGTCTACGCCTCGGCTTACTGCTGTTGCACCACCAGAGTCTGCTACAAGGAATACTGCCTGATTGCCGTTGATATCGGCGCTAGTGACAGTGGTCTTACGGACAAGCGACTGGCGCTTCTCGAATCCTTGGATCATCTCCTGGCGATACATGGTTTGAAAAGCTGTATCAGGCATTTCAGTATCTCCTAAGTATGATAATAAACATTAACAATTAAGTTACATTATCAACGTCGGTTCGAGTTGGCCGTCCTCTCGTCTTGTGTCAGGTTGGCCAGCGGATCCGCTAAGATCCACTGGGGCTGTAAGACTTGAATCAGGGGTCTACTTTGAGTTGTGGCCCTTAGTATAGTCCCGCTTTGTTACTTCTGTCTAGACCTTAACTGCTCTAGGGCTGTCTCGTTGTCCAAGAACTCTTTCTGAGCGGCCTTGTCTTTGTACCACTCAGGGGTGCCCATCTTATCAGTGAGCTCAGCTTGACGAGCCTCTAGCGACTGGACAGGGTTGGATCCAGACGGAACCAGTGTGGCAGCTGGGTTGATGACCCTAGCCATCTGAGCGAATGCTTCGACCACGCCTGGGTCGTTGAATAGAGCTTTACCATTGGCTAGTCTGGCACCCATGAAACTTTCCATCGCTTCCTCTGGGAGGTGAGCGGCTAGGTTGGCCACAGTGATGCTGCGGTTCGTCTCGTAGTCCGGCCCCCATTGCTCCTTGAGCTGCTTGATCGCAGCCTGAGAGTCGAGCACATCTTGGCTGGCCATCCGCTCTGTCCGCTGGTTCTCGAGCTTGGTGTAGGTGTCCACAAGGTCCGCAGCTGCAGAGTGTGGGATGTTATTCGCGTGCATGATCTCAAAGACCGGAGCAAGTTCTTTCCTGTCCTCGTCGCTTAGGACCAGTCCTTCGCCCAGCTCATACTTGTCCGCTGTCTCAGGGACACCGATTTTAGTTCGGTACTCGGCCAGCTGCTCGTCGGTGGGATTCTCTGGGAGACCTGCCGACTCTTGTCTGGTGCGCAGAGAATCCTGCGCTTCAAAATAATTCTTAGCGAATGTGGGTAGGTCGGGCACACGTTTAAGCTGGTTAAGACGGCCTTCGTCTTCACCGGCTAGATCTTCGCGCCACGTCTCAGGGAGTGTTTGGAACCACGACTCCGCTGGCTGGTCCGTTGGGGGAGTGCCACCCGCTGGCTGGTCTGTTGGTGGAGTCTCTTCTGCTGGTGTACTTGGTGGGGTTATTTCATCAGCCATTTTCTTCTTCCTCTCTTAGTTGTTTAAGGGCCCTGGGGTCCAGTCTCATGCACTTCAACACCTGCTGCCCTACGAACCCTCGGCCACTCAAGAACGCTGATCCGTCGGGCTGGCCTGGGAGGAAGTGGGTGTCGTACGTTCTGCACATTTTCTTTAGGAGAACAGACAGCGCCAGACGCTGCTGGTGGGCATCCGCCTCTCCGGTTTCGAGGGACTGAAAGGCAATGATCTCTTGCGCTGACAGGCTCTCGACTTTAAAACATTCGGTTTCTAAATTCATGCGGCACCTTGTTGTGGTGCCCCCATCTCGGCCGCTGCTGCCGCAGCTTGCTGTGCGAGTCTAGCTTCTCGTACTTGAGTGACTTCGTCGTACGGCCGCGTCCAGTTCACTGGGGCGTCCACACCTTGGATGGAGTCACGTATGGCCTCATCAAAGTCAAAGTTGTCTAGTACTCCTGCGTCCAGCTGCGCGGCCTCGGCAAGTTCCTGCCGGATCCTAGCAAACTGATTCATCTTTTCTTCTTCTTCATCGCTCGTGAGTGGGGACACGTATTTAAATTCTACGTCTGTTCCAAGTGACTTGGGTATGTCTTGTGGGGATCCTAACTGGCCCATCATCAACATCAGATCAAACGTGGCTTCGCATATCTGGCCGTTATAGTCTCGCTCCATAGGGGCGAACAATGGCAAGTTAGTGCGTCTGTACTGCTTCATTCGCTCTTGTACTTCGTACGCAGTCATCTCTTTGTCGCCCAGAGGCAGACTCAAAGTGTCTAGATAAAAGGACTTCTGCAGAGTCTCGTATACCCTGTTCCGCTCAGCCGCCCCAATCGGGTAGCCGCCTTTGTTCTGGTCAAGGGATCTTAGGGCTTGCCCCAGTCTCTCGTCATATTCGTTGTCCACCCAGGTTATACCGTTAGGGGATAGATCCACCACGCCGGTGATCACTTTAGACGTCGCCACCATCGGAGGTCTGGCATACCGCTCACCCGCTTCGAGAAGTGTGAACGTCATAGACTGCAATGTCCTCGCGTCAGGTAGAGCAGCCATCGTGGCTGGGCTGTACCCGTAAGGGGATCCGGCAATCGTTTGGAATCTGGGGACGATGTAGTAAGCGTAATTTATGCCTTTGTACTCGAGCATCGTCTTCTCACTTTCGAGAACGAAGTATGAGCAGTTCTTATACCGAGTCATTTCCTCGTCACCCGACAAGTCGGACGGAATCGTCATGTGGTACACACGGGTAGTACAGAAAGGATTCTTGTTGTATTTCTCTCGGAGAGCCGGAGTTAACGCCTTTTCGCCAAAAATTCGCACAAGTTGGTGCAGGGTCGGGTCCCATTTACGGACGACTGTCTCCACCTGGCCAGACTCGTTCTCTTCCCACGCGCAATCGCGTAGGTGCCAAGGCCTGTAGATCACACCTGTTCTAGTTTTGTTTGGTTCGAGGGATAGTACCGCGTTGCCGAACGTGGCAAAGTCGTGGTCGCCTATCTTGACAGCTCGCTCAAAGTTAGAGGATCTGTCTTGCATGATTTTGTACTGGCGATTGGTCGCCCACTCTAGCCACAGTTTGCCCTCTCGGTCAGCCTCTGTGTCGGCTCCAGCTGTGATTTCAAACCATCTCGCGTCCCGCAACATAGCGTGGAACGAGTTGCCTAGGTCTCTGCGGGCCAAGATAGGAAAGGAGTCAACCGTGTTGTTGGCCATCTCCAGCCCCGTCATGTTTCTGGTCAACAGGAAGTCCGCCCTCTCTGGGTAGAAGTTATCTGCGAGTGTCTGCCATAGCGATACAGCCACACTCTGTGACTTGAACATATTACCTGCGCGTTGGCAGATATCTTCAGCGGTTAGCTTCGGCATGTTGTTAACCTAAGGTGTTACCCGCACCTGATAGGACTGTGCTGGCGGTGCTTGTTTTGCGCTTGCCTTTTTTGGCTTTATTGCGCTCTATTGTTGCGGCTTCCTTCGCAATGTCTGCCTCTGTAGGCGCGGCAGCCGCCGGCTGTACAACGGTGGCCATCGGAGCTTTTGGCTGTTTAAACATATTACTCATGGCATGCGCCCTCGGTGTCTATTGATCTAGGATATCACGGTCCCCAGCGCGTGGGTAGCCTACGAGAGGCTACGGACTGTGGCTAGGAACAGCTTGTCTTTGGTCTGCTGCTCCGATGGGAGCTCTTTGTACGGGACCATGCACGGGTGGGTTTTCTTCACTGAGTCTTTCACAGGCCCGTGCTTCCACCCCTGCGCCTCCTTAGACTTGAGCCATTTCTTGTGGCTGTCCTCAGGTTTTACGTTAGGGTTAGCCAGTGCGTACTGCACTCCTGCAATGGCTGAGGATCGAATGCCTGGGTCGGCGTCGTCCCAGTCCGGTTGAGTCTTCTCACCGAGCAACTCTTGGTACGCAGTGTTCACGGCGTGGCACATCTTGGCGATTCGAGTCACTAGCAGGTTGCTGGGCTCGAACGCCTCGTTGACCACTGGTGTTGATGGGTCGTCACCTTTGAACTGCCCGTCTTCTTCTCTCGCTCTTTTCTTCGGCATTATGGTCTTCCTCTTGGTGGTAGGCCAGGGGTCCCCCTGTGGCCGTAGTTACTGGCTTGGTTTTGGTTTGCTACCACTTTAGGTGGTACCCAGACCTGACTGCTCTCGTCTTTGGTCATACCTGGGAACAGTTCAGTGAACCCCCAGATAGCTGAGTCCGCACGGTCTGGGGATTTCAGCCCCTTGTATCCGTCTGGGTAGAAGCTGCAAAGCTGCTCCTCGATCTCTGGGTAGTACCCGTAGAACCGGATCTTACCACGTTGCTGCAATGTCGCTATAGGCTCTGCCCTGACGGTCTTACCTCGGGTGGCGTGGACCAGCTTGACCGGTATGTTCTCGCCCGAGTCGTTGCCGGCCTCGATGGTGTGTTTAACCATTGCCCCGCCGTAGTTGGACTCGCCGACCACGCAGTCTGCCATCCAACGCTTGAATGCGTCTCCGACGATCTTGCTCCACGTGCTCGGACCATACTTTCCAGATAGGTCTTCGAGCAGGTACCCCCTGCCGTCCGTGCCCAGTCCGGTCACAGTGATGCCAATCTCGTCCGACCTGCTATCTGGGTCATCGTCTGAACAGCCTGATGGATCCACATTGACTGTGATCCTGACCAGGTCTGGGAGCTCGTCGCCTTTGCCACCGGTGCATCGGGTCGCATCGATGAGCTCGTCGTTCCAGAGGGAGTCGTTGTCCTCATCGGCGAACTGGCCCAGAAAGAAACGCTTCCGCTCTTTCTCGGGCATCTCGTTAAGGCGCTCAAGGTACTTGGGATCCAGGTTCTCTTGGTTGTCCATGGGGTTCATGAACATAAACCCGACGTTGTTTGGTGATATCAGGTACTTATTGGTGTCTGGGCTCTTCTTCTCGACGAAGTATTTGTACGTCCAGTGACGCTTCGATGGGGGGTTAAAATCGTAGTACGACTTGAGCGCAAGGCCAGGGCACACCTGTGCTAGACGTGTGAGGGCCAGTTTGACTGACTGCCACGGTATCTGAGAGCACTCATTGAAGTAGATGGTCGCGTATTCGTTACCGAGGATATTCTCGACTCGGTCCTTGTCGTCTAGGCCCCCGAACCATATCTCGGATCCATTGTGGAATTTGTAGAACCAGTCTGTCTTGTTGAGGTTCTTCTCGTTGTACATTCCTGGGTAGCAGAGCTCCATCATTTTCGGGAACGTGTCTCGCACGACGGCTTTGATGATCGCGTTCTGCCGGAACCGGAGCACCGCGTGACGACTGTTACCAACCCTAAGTGCTCTGGTCGCCACAGCGTATGCCAGGAGGAACGTCTTGCCGGATCTAGAACCGCCGCCCAGCCCGAAGTCGGCAGCGTCAGCCCCTAAGGCCTCAACCGCCGAGTCTTGCTGAGTGGTCAGTTTGAATTTTTTAGGTTTGGTCGTGGGGGCCAGTGTCATTACAGTCGGGCCGCGGCCCCTTCAATCTTGACGATGATTGTCTCGGACTCGCCTTCCGGCTTGTCTCTCCAGCCTTGGTTCTTTAGTGAGAACACTGGGCCGGCGACGTTCACGCCCTTATTGAATAATTGCTCTGCGGTGAACTGCTCCACGCGAAGACATGCCCTGTTGGCCACATCATGGAACTCTTCGTGAGTGTCGTCGTTTCGGTAGTGTAGCAATGTCCGTGTGCCTGAGAACCCGAGCGCGTACGCCAGACCTGGGAGAGTGAGAGGTCTGGGTGGTATAGGCGTCAAGCACTCCTGAAAGTAAGCATCAGCGAGTAGCTCGAACTCTAGTGGATCATTGATTAGTTTCTGTCCCATCATTCAAACCTGTCGAATCCGGTGGCGTACGCATTGATTATATCAGCAGTCGCCCTACGTTGTTGGGGCCTCATAATGGAACAATATGTCGGCGTCGTAGACACCCGAGGTGCCAGTGTCGTACTCAATCGCCAGTGCATCGCCTGGGCCCAGTATCACTGCGCTGTCTAGCTTGAACGATGCGCTTTCTAGAGCGCGTGATCGTTTAATCCCGACCAGACCCACGGCCGTTAGGCCAGTTATTGGGGTGTCCCCGTTCATGGCGGTCGCCGCTGCCGGAAGACCCGATTTAAAATTCAAGTTAACGGGGGTAACTGCCGCGCCTGCTCCGGCTGTACCGTTCACTTTTGCTATCTTCCAAAGGATCGACTCGACCCCACCGAGAGTAATCTCATCGATGTACAGGTCGTCTACCGCGGATGCGTTCTTCAAGTAAGCGATGTAGTCATCGGCCGCCCCAGCTCCGAAAAAGGTGGCACGGAATGCCTTCCCTGAGTCCCTTGAGACGTACGCGACCCGAGGGTTGCTCTTAGCCGAGACATTCAGCCGTTGTGCTTGACTGACGCTGGCGCTGCCATTTTTCCCTTTACCGTCTTCGATGATCATTGATGTCTGCCTCTGCGAACGTATTGTTCGATAGCACCGAGAGGTGCAGGTTAGTTTCAGCTGTTGAATGCGCCAGCTCTTCTGTCTTCTCCAGTGCTCTCGCGCCTCTGGAAATATTATCAGGGTCGTCGGTCACAACAACCGGTTTTGCCCCGTTGCCGCCTGGGTTAATCAGATGTCTAGTACTCATGGCACGACCTCTTCGTCGTTGACCCGCCCGTACGCCTTGAAGTTAACAGCGTTAGCTACAGAGGACTGGACCCCGATGGTCTCGCCCGCTTTGTAGCCAACTATACTCTTCTGCGCCTCGAACTGGAAGAGGTCGCCTGGTCCGATGGTGTACTCATAGACAAGAGCCGTGTCCTCATCGTAGGTGGATCCATCAGGGTCGTGGAATATAGATATCTTGGAATCCCCCGTGCTTACATTCACACAGTTGACCAGTGTGACTTCAAACTGACTGAAGAAGGGGGACGTCCATAGCGTCCCTGCGATGGTGTCGGCGGGCCGCAGTTGTCCCAGTCGTCTGGACGGTCCTTTGATTAGTCTAGGCATGGCCGATTCTCGTGTGATTAGTATCCTCGGCCCCAGCCTATTGCGAGTAGGCCAGTTGGGTTGCACCCAGCCCGAGTTGAACCGATTGTACCACTGTTTTTCATATTTTTGCATAGGGGGCGTTTTTTAGTACAGAAAGTGCGTTGCCGCTGCTACAGGGGATATTGGTCGCTGAGAGACTCTCGGGGTATTAGCCCCGTAGCTGCAAACCGCCGGCCCCCATCAGCGCGGGGGGTGGCCAGCAGATCCCACCGGTCGCCATCAGCCACAGCCCAGCAACCATGCGGGCTGCAGAGCATCGCCCTAGGTGCCA